CACAAAGAGCCACCACTTCTAGGCAAGAAGTTATACCCAGCTCTACGGACGAGATTGAATGTAGAAGAATGGCTCTTACTAGTTAAATTAAAGTGCTTAGCGACTATTTTCCAATCATTAGGCTTAAGGAGATTAGCCATCAATTCTTTGTTATTCAAATCATCTAAATTAGTTCTGTGTTTTTGTAACGTATGCATTCCATTATAACTACCCCTAATAACATTAAATCTTTTGCCATATTTTAAGTCACATGTGGTTTTAGTTTTTATTTGGCATTCTATTGATTTAATTGCACAACTATTAGAACAATACTGTTTGTTATTTGAAAATTTTAACGTTATAGGTTTAGAACAAGTTTTACATAACGGTATGTCTTTAAGATTATTATAAGCAAGCTTCAAATTAGTATTAAAATCGTAAGAGCTATAATTTGTAATTTGATTATGAAGATCTGGAAAATTTAATAAAATCCATGCCTCATTTGATCTTTTTGGAACAATACGCGTGTAATTCTTTGTTGTAGAGATAAGAGGAGACAGATCAATCCGTTTCATCTGTTTCATCTGGCTCGTCGCTGATTAAAGCCGCGCTAGAAAGCTGGTATCTGTTCCTTAAAAATTCAGCGAATCGAGCACTCTTAATAATATTCATCCAAAAATCTGAAGTATCAGTATCTTTAGCACGATACTTCTTTTCTTCTATTTCTCCAGTTTCTGGGTCAACTTTTGAGTACCATCCCACATTTGGCTTAACAACTAACTTAGCTTCCATTGCAATATTAAGCAAGCCGGACCATTTATTGATACCACCTTGGAATCTAACATTGAATGGAAATTTAGATTTTTCACGAACAAACCGTGATTTTTCGATGTTGATTGTGAAATTGTATCCTTTTAAGTCTGTGCCATCTTTATCTTGTGCTCTAGTAATAATAAACACTTGATTTGCAGAATACATTCCCCCTGTACCGCCACTCATTACAGCTTTTGCATACATTTCCATGGTTTGATATGTATGGTTAACGGCAACGCATGGAATATCTTTTATAGCAAGATGCGGAGTTACAATTCTCCAAATAGATTTAAGCACCTTAGCTCTAGTCATATCTGCAACAGACTTTTCTTCGAGTGCATCTTCTGCTTCTTTCTTAGATGCAAGATTACCGATAGAGTCGATAAAAATAAACACTTTATCACCCCGAGAAATTTCACCGAGACGCTTAGCAATATCAAACTTAAGTTGTTCTAGATGTTCAATCGGAATATGAATTACACGACTAGTGTCAATACCATTAGCTTCAATATATTCTGGGGTGATACCAAATTCTGAATCATAAAATAAACATACTGCATCGGTGTATTTAGTTAAATATGATTTAAGTAACATAAGCCCTAAAAGTGACTTAAAGTTTTTAGATTCGCCTGCTAAGAATGTTAATCCGGACGATAACCCATGATCAATTCTGCCAGATAAGGCAATATTTATAATTGGTATCTCAGTTGCAACAGTGTCCTTTACATTAAAAAATAATGAATCTTTCAAAATAGAAGTATGTTTAATAGCACCAGAATTTTGCATTCTTTCAATAAGACTTGTCATTATGGTATCCTTGTGTTGATTATTTGGGGAACTGCCCCATCGTGTGACTCTTTAATTAAAGAAACTATCTATCGTGTTAATCTTTTCAAGATTCCATCCAATTACGTTGGATACTAATCTAAGGGGATCTTTAAATGTTTTATCAAATTGTGTATCATAGTCAATATAATCATATAGCCCAAATTCTTTAGGAAGAAATTGTGGAAAGGAAATAACGTTTGACCCAATAGTATTTGGAGTTTTAAGATAACAAAATTTTACTTTATTTCCGTTCTTAATTTCATCAGAGTGTAATTTAAGAGCTTTTAACCGATTATTATAAATGATTGAACCTCGAACATGAATTGGTACACCCTTCTTAAAGACTGATACTTTGTCTTTCCACTTACCAATTTCAGTAACACCTCTAGGAAAGCTTACTTCTTCTGGTGGCAATTCTTTAAATTTGGCATAAAACTCACTAACAAATTTCTGTAAATCTTCTTCTGTTCCATCCAACATAATTCGATATGCGAGTTTGAATTTGTCACGCACTACTTTAGGAGTCGAAGATTTGACTGCTTCAATGCCCATGATTTTAAGTTTAGGCTGAGCGTATTGTACACCTTCAGAATTGTGCACATTAAGAATGTAACGTTTTTTTGCAGTCCATATACCGGCACTTGCAATGACTTCGCGCTTCATCGCCATAGTATTCTTAAACGCGTTCTGTTGTTTAAACAGAAGATCATACGCGTTTTCAAGAACACTCTCGAATTTTCGTGCGCACACTTTATCTAAAAAAGCAACAGGATCGACTGGTTTGAATTTATTCACTAATGATTCAAAACTGATATAGATGGAATCGGTGTCACAATATAGAACATAGTCGAGGTCATCTGTGCTCATAGTTTTATTCATTGCGATATTCATGTGCTTTTCGGCCCAACGAACTGCAAGTTGCCCAGAAAGAGTAATACCTTCGGCAATACGTATATCGAAAAACTTAAAATATTTGTTCGCAAGTGCTCCATATAGAGAATTCATTAGAATTTTAATCGCCTGTTGATTATTATCTAACTGGTTCATTTTACGTTTCACGTCATCATTATGATTTTTTTCATATTCCTGTTTTAGCTTAATCATATTCTTTTTGATAGTCTTACGTTCTGCATAATAGTTTTCAATGATATTAGGAATAAACCCTTGCTTCTTTTTAGTGAACATAACACCATTTGCAGCAAGAGTGTAGTCTAAATCCAATATTTCTTTAGGCGTCTGAATGCCCTTTAGATATAAATCTACATCACTAGGCATTCCACATTCGCAGTCGTCAACAATTGTTTCTGGTGACATGTTATACTGAACAATTGTCATCGGATATAGCGAATTTAAGTCAAATGATACAACCCAGTTATGCCGGCCAACAATGGGGTCTTTAACAAATCCTCCAGGATACTCTGGGCGTTCTTTATTTTCAGATTGAGGAACTACGATCTTTTTCTTATTGAGATGCCTGTATATGATAGATTCCCAGATTGCAGTAGTGCCAAGAGTGTCTGGATAATTAACTCCCCCTCGATAAGCAATAGTTAATGCTAAATTGAGTAGACCAGTTTGAATTTCAAGATTATTAACAAGAACAACATCACGTATATTATAATCTATGAAAGTTTGATAGTCATTTTTGTATAAAGCATCTAAAGAACCATGTTCTTCATATGAAAGCTTTCGTTCGCCTAAAATAGCATAAGCAATATGATCTAATGCATACGACTCTTGTGTGCCATAAACATATCCAAACTTTTTGAATACGTCCATATAATCTAATTGATGCACTCCATAAATTTCATATGCATCAAGAGATTTACCCTTAAAATTAATTTGACGATAGTTGATAATATTCCAAGGAGATAATCGTTTACTCCAGCTTTCATCTAAAACTTTACTGATACGATTGATCAAATATGGAATATCAAATAGCCTAACATTCCATCCAGTGATCACATCAGGATAATGTTCTTCCCAATATGTAACGAATTTCATAAGAAGCTCTAGTTCGTCAGCGCACTTTGTATATTGTACAAAACAACCATCTGGAATTCCAATGGCTTTAGTGGTGTCATAAAAGTTTAGACCCCAAGTATGGTAGACTGCGCTTTTGCTATTCTTTACAGTGATTGCTGTTACGGCATGTTTTGCTTCTTCTGGATATGGAAAACCGTCATCAGAAGAAACTTCTATATCGATAGTAGCAACTGCAATATCTGCTGCATTGAAAACGATGTCATTGGGAAATTTTTCAGCGATAAATTGCGTCACATAATTTGTGTTGCCATACATCGTAAAATTATCGACATCTTTATATGTGTCGATAAAATCTTTAGCTTCGTGCATAGTGGTAAATTTTATTGGATCAACTTTTAAGTCGTTTAGAGTTACCCATTTGGTATCATTCTTACTTTTAGATGGAAGATATAATGTCGGACTAAACTTTACCTTTTCCTGGACTCTTACACCTTTATCATTATAGCCACGATAGAGAATACTATTCCCAAATCGATGAACAGATGTATAAAATCCAGACATTCAAACTCCTCACTTAATTCATTATAACATATCTATTTGATATGTCAACATCGAAGTAAAACTTAGGGGCCAAAGCCCCTAAGCAGTTATTAAAATTTAGTTATTCAGAAAGGTAACCATATTGGCCTTCAGCTGATGCAGGCTCAGTAATTTCTACCTTCTTAATCTTTTTCTCTGGGATAAGATTATTAAGCCAGACTCGTAACATTCCATTAACAAGTTCGGCGTTCTTAATTTCAACGGTATCAGCAATAGTAAATGCTCGAGAGAAAGCTCTATCAGCAATACCCTTAAAGATATAATCTTTTTCAGTACCATCATGCTTAACGTTGCCATCAATTTTAAGCGTGTTTTCTTCAAGCGTAATAGCAATATCCTGTTTACCGAATCCGGCTACTGCCATTTCGATAACATAATGGTCATTAT